AGGGTCTTGTAATACGTGTTTTTGAAAAGCTGTTTTAACTGCTTCTAACTTTTGTTCTGGATTTTTAAGTTTACTTGCTTTAATTAAATCTTGTGCCATAGCAGGTGTAAATCTTTTTACTATTTCATTTACATCATCTAAATTTTCTGACCAAGCCTTCATTACTTGTCCACCTTCATCAGAGTTTATAAAATATTTGAATGCTTTATCTCTATCAACACTACGATAAATAGTTTTACCTGTTGAATCTGTTTCTTTTATTAAACCCCAGTTTTTATATTTAAGTCTAGTATTTGCACTTATAGCTCCTAATTTATTAGCTAAATCAGTTCTTAAAAATACAACACCATCTACAAAACCTGATATATTTTTATATGCTTGTGTATTTCCATCTACAATTGCTCCTGCAACAATACCTCCTGGTGTAACAGGTTGTGCAGCAGTTGTAGGAGAAAAAGCAGAACCTCTAAATTGTGCATATAATTTACCTCTTCTATTTGATTCATCCCAAGCTTCTGAACCACTACCAAAATATGGAAACCAACTATTACCTAAACCAGATTCTGTACCAGGTGTATCTAAATCAAAAAACTTTTCTCCAAATTGTTCAAAACCAACAGTTAAAGCTGATGGACCTGATTTTTCAAATGCTGGTCCTCCTTCAAAAAAAGGTACAAAATCTTTTGTTAAATCCTCTTTGCCACCAATGTATTGTGGTTTTATTTGATTTAAAAATTCTTTCATAAAAACAGGATTAGTAAAAGCTTTTGTTAAATCTAAATAAGGTTCTCCATCTTTCATATAAGAAATATCTTGACCTTCTGCTACTGCTTTTTCTATAGCTTCTCCTCTTGCAATCATATAAGTTTTTAATATTCTATTTACAAATTGGGGATAAGCAGCTAAGCCTGTACTTAATACTTGTGTAAATTTTTTAACTTGACCAACACTTCTTTTTACAGTATCTACTGGTGATGGCATCCAACTAAAGACACCTGCATTAGAAAGTTGATAATCTCTTGCATCCTTTCTAATAGTTCGTCCATCATTTGCATAATTGTTTACATAAGATAAAACATAAGGTTCTGCTTGTTCAACATTTAAACCATTTTTACCTAAAGTGCTAATTAAACCTGGTGGAGCAAAACTGTAAACATTAGCTAATTGTTTTATGTTTTCTGCTTCTTGTGGCGTTATACTATCAAATTTAATTTCTTTTTGTTTATTTAAATTATATTTTTCAACAATAGAATTTTGTTCTGCCTTTTTAGATTGGCTATATTCTGGATATAGCATTATGTAGTTCTAATTAATATATTCAGAATATCGTCATTAAAACCTGATTGAACATACGCTGATACCATATCTGAATTTTTATACTCTGTACCAGGTCTTGCTATTGGAAAATCTTGAGCATTAGAAATAGTAAAATTACCAGGTTGTATTGTTTGAGCACCTGTCATAATATTTTCTTCCATTTTTTCTGTTGGTCTATCTATTGATTGTAAAACAGGTGATGGTGTAGGTAAATTATTAGCATCTGGTATTGGAGTTGCAGCTTGTTGCTTTATAGCTTGACCTTCTCCATATGTTGTACCTTCGGTCAATCCCTCTACGAGTTTTACATTTTTTGTATTGTCTGTGTAATTTCTACCAATACTCATAGATGAACCATTAGTAGAATTTTGACTTACTCCTCTATTAGAATTACTCCTTGTTGCCATCTTCATCCTCGTCGTAAAACATAAATGTTGAACTTATAATCATATAGCCAAAAGGGAAAGCTAAAGGAGGCATTTGGTCTGTAAATATTCTAGGTTCTGATAGTCCCTCTTCTAGTAATATATCGTCACCTAACTCATCTACATCTTCTAGTGAGTTAAATACTATATCAGCAAATTGTTTATTTATTGACATTATCCTCCTAGTCCTTGTAGTAATTGTGCTATGCCTGGTGGAGGACCCTGTGGTGGTAGGGAACCTCCTCCAAGCAATTCTTGTTCAGCCACTGGTATTTCAGGTTCCTCTGCAGTAAAGAACTTATCCAAGATATTTTGCATATCATCTGGATTTTTTCTTATCTGCACAACAGCCATTGTTGCTTTAGGGTCACCTTGTTGTGCTTGAGCCAATAGTGTATCAAACAATACACTGTCTGCTTTTTCTTTTGTAATTCTATCGTTTACTCGTACTAAATTATCTAATCCATCTAAGTTTTCTTGTAGAGTTTGTTTATCAATAATACCTGCTTGTAATAGCTGTAAACCTGTAACAATCTTTTGTGGTTCATCATAACCAGCCATAGCACCATAAACTCTTCTAGTTTTATACGAGCCCATAATGTCACTTGTAGGATTGTATTTTTCTGAATAAAACTGATTGTCATAATATCCTGATAAATCTTTTGATTGACCACCATACATTTTTTCATCCCACTCAAGTCTTTTTGCATCTATCATTTCTATAGCATCAGACATTACTGTATGATATTCTCTAATCATTAATGACATAGAAGCACCTAGTTCTTCTAATCCTCTACCTGTTGCAAAGCTAAGTGGACTTTGTGAATCATCAGTTACAGGATAAGAACCACCTACACGTAGTTGTCTTTCTATTCTGTCTATTTGTTGAAATATTTGATAAGGTACATTTGATGCTGGTTTAGATACTTGTGTACCAGGAGCAAGATAGTTTACAGCAAATCTACCTTTACGATACTGTCCCGATTCTATCTCACCTGATATGTTTGTTTCTGTAAAGACTGCATCTTCCATAGCTATTATTGACATAACATTTATTTTTGCCATAGAAGCCATTAGTCCTATGATTTGGTCATACTGACCTTGTAATCTGTCAAAAGCAAATTTCTTTGCAACTACAAAAGATGGACCGCTATCTAATGGATTAGGTATAAAATCAAGAATAGTTCCAGAGGTCATATGATATATATACGTACCTTCTTCATTATAATATTCTGCAATTAGGTCACCCTCACCATTTGAGTTAGCCCAACTTCCGTTGTAACTATCTGTGTATGCAGAAGCATAAGCATTTCCAATACCTAATGTATTTGCTTGATAAAAGTCTTTACTGTTTATTTTGTCAGCAGATTTAGGATATGCTTTTGACAAAGCAGTTTTTGGAACTCTTCGTACAATAGCCATTTCTTTTGGTTGTTGGTCTGCACCGTAATATCCAGGAAAACAGTTGTAAGGGTCACGGAGTTCTGCACAAGGATATGGTGTGCCATTTGCATCTTTCATTTCTCTAATTACCCATACAGCAAAACCATAACCAGGTAACCATCTACCAACTTGTGGCATTTGTAAATCTAATTTTTGTGTGTCATCATATGCAGTTACAATACGTGCTATCTTTTCTGCTTTCTTTCTTGCTCTATCAGAATCTTTACCATTAGGTACATCTACTTTTAGATTAGGAATACGTCCTATTTTCTGTGCAAGATGTTCTAAACCTGACATCATAAGGTTAGGTACAGGTATTTGATAGTCTTGAAAACCTTTTATCTGGTCACCTAGTAATGCTAGTAAACCATCTGGTCCACCATTCATTATTGCACGAATACGTCCTCTAGTAGAATATGCACTCTGATTGTCATAGTGTAACTGTGTTATTTGATATTGTATCTCTTCAGGTGTCATTCTATTTCCACGGACTTTCGTTCATATCGCTTAAATTCCATTCTCCAAAACTAGGTTCATAATCTAATCCTACCTCAGCTAATCGTTCTTTTCCTAGTCTTCTTATAACTTTTATTGGAAACCAACTAGCCATAACGACATCTGATTTATAGTTTTTTGCTTTACTAGCCTTACTAGCAGCACTTGAAAAATAAATTAGTTGCCTACGATATATATTACTCTTTGTTTCGCTTTCTGCACTACCATAAGGTAAGTTAATTAGCTTTTGCTCAAATAACTGTTGCATACTTCCAACACCGTAAATAGGGTCAAATTTATTTTTTTGTGTCTGATGTCCCTCTAAATGTATACCCATACGTGCAGAGTATTCTTTTATCTCTCTATCTTGTCGTATAGCTTTTTGAAATCCGTTTTCTTCTATAACCCAATGTGCAAGTTTGTACTTCTCGTACCATTTCTTTATAGATTTTTTTGCCTGTGCAACTCCTCCACCTTCTTCGTTCTCTATATCTACAAGATACATCATTCCTGATTCAGGATTTACAGCCCACAAAAAACAAGCCTGAAAACCTGTAGATGCTGGGTCAAGTCCTGCGACTAGGTATGTCCCTGCAGGTACTTGCCCAACAACTCTATTGACATCTCTACACTGGTCAATATCTTCTGAATTAAACATTGTTATGCCTTCTACAAATGCTTTGTTAAGATAGACCATTTCGTATATTGCTCTACCACCTGTAGTATCTGCATTATTTTTTTGTGACATAAGCCATTTGTATGTACGTTTATTTTTCCATAACATACAATCTGTATGTTTATCTGTTTCTGTTTCTGGCAAAACACAATCTGTTTTGTGTGCTTCTTCTACAATATGTTCAAACTCTGGGTTTTCTAAGAGAAAGTTATACAAATCTTCTGGATGTTGTCTTGAGCCTATGACTACAACACCAGTATGTTCCTCTTTACGAGATGACAAAGTGGTTGTCCACCATTGTCTAGTTTGTTCTCTAGCACTAGGTTGTATTGTTGTACCGTGGTCCTCTATGTCGTCTGCAATAATTAAGTCACAGTCACGAGAAAGTATCTTGCCACCTTTACCTACAGCTACCATTGTTGGTGACTTTATACCAGTTATAGTTCTTGTACCTACAGTAAACTGTCCTGATGACCAGGACTTACCTGAACGTACCTTTGGTTGAAATTTTATACCAGGTCCGTTTATGTCTTCGTTCAATGCTTCGTTGTTTTCTAAATGGTCTAACACACCACCTACTGCATTCTTTGCAATATCTTCGTTACCACCTACCCACATAATTCTTATGTTTGGATTTTTACATATCTGCCATACAGCAAAATGTATAAGTAAATCTGTTTTACCGTGTCGAGGAGGTGACAATATCATTTGTTGTTTGCCGTGTTTTATAGCATCAACAATAGAGTTAATCCACTTTTCGTGAAAGTCTGCAGTTTCATACAACTCTCCTGTTTCTGTTTTAAAATATTTATCTCTAAATTTTTTAAAATCTTCTAAAGACTTTACGGTAGCTTGTGCAATCTTCCAATCTGATTGTGCTTCATAATTTTTTTTATCTTCTAAATAAGCTGCATACATTTTTGTAACATTACTTCTTGATACTTTTAGTGCGTATGCAACTTCTTGATGAGTTAATTTATTTTCTTCTAATTTTTCTGCATAATTTTTTACAAAATTTTTGTATTCAGGTCCACGTGATGTAGATTTTATTACAGGTTCTTTTTCTAATTTTTCTTTCTTACTACGTTTATAAACTGCATTTTTTTTACATTTCGTACTGCAATATATCTGTCTTCCTGTAGGTGTAAACTTATTACTGCAACCAGAATTGCTACAAGTTTTACGAGATGCCATTATTTCTTTTTCTTTTTTTTCTTGTCAGCTACCCTTGATTTTTGAACTTTCTTGATGTTTACTTTTTTACCAGCTTTATATTTTTTAGCTGTACGTTTTATTTCTGCAGCACGTTTTCTTGCTGCAGAATCAGATAGACCTGCTAGATATTTAGCTGGTACACCAAACCTATAAGGTTGTTTTCTTTTAGACACTACTTCTTTTTCTTTTTCTTTTTGCCACGCAAGTCATCATCTTGTGAGTGACCTCGTTTTATAAAAGAGTTTACTCTACCCATAGCCCAAGCACCCATACTTGTACCTGGTCTTGAACCAGAACTCATATAAGCAGCTTGACCTCTTCTGTAAACTTTTGCCAAAGTGCTATAAGATATACCACTTGACTTTGCTTTTTTCTGTAATGCTGTTTTTGCACTTTGTGGGATAGCCATTATTTCTTTATCTTCTTTATCTTTCCGTTTTTCGTTCTTGCAAACTTATGTGTTTTAGTTTCTCTAATTAGAGTACCATAGTATCTTTTGCCACCAAACATCCAACTTACTCTTTTAGCCATTACTTACCTACGTTTTTTTGTGCTCGTTTGTGAGCCTGTGTAAATGTTGCACCACGTTTCATAGAGTTAAGCATATATTGCATATGTTTTTTTGTGTGATGTTGGCTATGTTTTTTCATACTGTCTTGTTGTCTTTTTGTAAGACTAGACATATCTATACCTTTGATTTTCATTTCTTTTTCTTTTTTCTTAATGCTGCAAAATCTGCTGCAGTAATTTTATTTCTAGGTGGTGCTATTCTTGCAATCTTCATTTGCTTTTTAGAATAACCTTTCTTACCTTTTGGCATAACTCTCCTTTACCATTCTCTACAAGACCAATATCTTGCAGTTGTTTTATCTTTGGCTGTACTACATTTGTGCCTAGCACGAAACGAAGCTCTAGCTTTAGGATTGTTTTTCCTAATAGGCATATTAGGGTCACCGAACATAATTTTTTTGACTTTGCCATTCTTCATAACAAAAACCTTTTTAGATTTTCTTCCGTAACCTGGTTCGCCTTTTCTAATAGCCGTAG